CAGCGAGGCCCAGCTCGCGCAGGTCTACTCCGAGCTGGACGCGAAGAACGCCGAGACGCAGAGCAGCCAGGGCATCCAGCAGGTTGTCGAGGGCCTGGGCGAGAGCGCAGCCGCCATCGGCGATGCGGTGGCGCAGATGCGTGACGCGGTTAGCACGCTGGCCGAGTCGAACAAGGCAAACGTGGACCGGGCGCTGCAATCCATCAACCGACCGAAGCGCCTGGTGCGCGAGCGCGGGCGAATCGTCGGCATCGAGACCGACGGGGAATAAAGCGACATGGCAATCCAACTCTCTGTTGCAGTCAGGAACGGCAGGCTCGACTCGTTCGAGACGGTCTGCGGCACCAGTGCGGTGCTGAAGATCTTCACCGGCTCGCCGCCCGCGAACTGCGCGGCTGCTGATTCCGGCACCACGCTGGCGACCGCGAACCTGCCGAGCGACTGGATGGCTGCGGCCAGCGGTGGCACGAAGGCGAAAACCGGTACTTGGGAAGACCTGAGCGCCGACAACACCGGCACGGCCGGCCACTTTCGCATCTACGACACCGGCGTCACGACCTGCCACATGCAGGGCACGGTTGGCACCAGCGGAACGGACATGATCGTCAACTCGGTATCGTTCACAGCCGCCCAGGCGTTCACGGTCAATACCTTCACACTAACTGATGGGAACGCCTGATCATGGCTGACAACGTAGGCTACACACCAGGCTCAGGCGCGATCGTCGCCGCTGACGACATCGGCGGCGTGCTGCACCAGCGCGTCAAGCTCGGAGTGGGCGCGGACGGCGTAGCGGTTGACGTTTCCGAAACCAACCCGATGCCCACTGCCAACACCCATTCCGGCAACCTTCTGCTCCGAATCCTGCAAATGCTCATGGCCCCGCTTGGCTACGACAAGTCCCTGAGCAGGCAACGCGGAACGGTGGTGGTCGAAAGCGGCACGATTGGCACGGTCACCACGGTCAGCACGGTCAGCACGGTTTCGACCGTGACCAACATTGCAGGCATCGGCACCTACTCCGCGCAGATGCAGATTTTGGACGGCAACCGCGCCAACTGGGCGCTGTCCGTCCGCTCGCGCATTACTTGAGGATCAGACATGGCAAACACGTTCAAGAAAGTCATCGACCTCAACGTCTGGCGGCAGGTCAACCCAAGCCCGACTGCTCACGTGGCGGGGTCTTCAATGGCCTCGGACCTTCGCAACACTGTTGTTCGCAACCCCTTTGCCTATAACCTGATTTCAGCCACGTCTCTTCATCGTTTCAACATTGTCTCAAAAGCTTGGCAGCAGATCACCAGCCCTGCTTTGGCATCTGCCGTTCAAGCGGGATCTACCAGCGCGTTTGTCCCGTCCCTCGGACTGGTCGGCACCATTGCGGCGGGGGCGACGACCACTAGCGTTGTGATCTCAACGGCATTCCCGACTGCGGTGGGTCTCAATATGCTCGCCAGCCGGGGCGGCTCTGGTGATAACGGCTTCAAGATTCGCATCACGGACGCCACGGCGGGCAAGGTCGAGGAACGATTCATTGTCGCCAACACAGCGAGCACAACGCCGACCATCAACGTCGATACCGCCTTCACCTTCACCCCGGCGACGGGCGCTCGATACGAAATCCTTGCCGGGCGGCTGTTCATGCTTGGCGCGAGCACCACAGTGTCAAACACATGGCGCTCGGTTGAGGTTGCGGCCAACACGCTTTCAAGCGGCCTGAGCATCACCAACCTGCCCGCCACAATCAGCAGTGACAGCACCCTGCTTGTTCTTGATGAGCAATACGTGCCATACGACATGGCACCCGGCGAAGGGATGGTGAAAGGCTCGTTTGTTTACGACACCGGCCTGAACGCGCTGGCGGCCACGGCGACCGGCGCTTCGACGTTGACCGGGCAGGCAACACTTGGCGATGCGGTTGTGGCCGTCAACGAGTATCGGAACTTCCAAATACGCATTGTGCAGGACTTGGTTACCCCGGCGGCGGTCGGACAGCGGCGGATCATCGCTTCGCACACGGTCGGGGCCTCGCCGGTCTACACTCTCGGCACGGCTTGGACAACGCAGCCGTCGAGCAGCGCAAAATTTGTCATCGAACTGCCGAACCTCATGCTGCTGCGGTCGAGCGGCACGTCCACGGCCTACACTTACAATTACGGCGATGCAACAATCAACAACGGCACCAACAGCATCGCGGCGGGGGCGTGGTCTACAACTTACTTCGGCGCGGGCCCTGCGATAAGCGCGGCGGCGTGCATGTGGGCACCATCGTTCGGCATCCAGCCGGACGTTGCGAGAAACGCTCGGCACAGCTTCAACTATTTCTTCCGGGGCGGCACCACGGTAACCCTTGATGTTCTGGACATTGCCGGGTCGATCACTGGCACATGGACCGGAGCGATTACCTACGACGGCTCCTTTCCGACTTTCCAAGCGGGCACAACTGGCGCTTACTCGCCGTTCGGGCAGGAAGGCCGGATGTTCTACATCAACGCTTACGGGACTGCGGTGGCAAACCAGTTTTTTCGCTTTGATGTCAAGAACCGCGTGCTAACGCCTTATGTGAACACGGATAACATTCAGTCGGGTACTCAGGCCATTGGTGGCCGCATGGTGGCTTATTGTGCCATCGACGGCACCGACGAATACGATGTCCTGCTGCTCCAAGCTCACTTGTCAACAATCTGTCAAGAACTGGTGATTCTGGCATGACGATCCCTGGCCTTATTCTCTTACTCCAAAACCAACTGGTTACGCTCAACGGGTTGATGTTGACCGCCATCACCCAGGGCGACGTGGCCCGCGTGATAGAGATTCAAGAGCAAATAGACGAAACGCAGGCGACTCTCGATCAGCTGCAGACCCTGGCGGGCTAACCGATGCTGCTAACGCTGCTGTCGCCGCAAGGCGCTCCGGCGAGCATTGCGGCCGATTTATCGGCGACACTCGCCGCCGTCACGCTGTCGTCGGGGGCGACAATCACACAGCCGAGCGTCACGGCCGGCGGTGGCGCATCGGCCAGTCGACAGCGCGGCCGAGGCTGGGCACGCGAGCGCGAGCTGCTGGAGGCAAGTCTCGCCCGCATCGAGCAGGGCGACGTCCAGCGCATCGCCCGCACGATGGCCGACTCCGATCGCCCCCAGGCGCAGCGGATCGCCAGGAAGCTGATCGACTACCGCGGCGAACTCACCGAGGCGGAGAGCCTGCGCCGGGAACTGGCCAAGCTCGAGCTGGCGCAGCGCGAGCGCCTGACCAATGAGCAGCGCGATGGCGACCTGGCGCTTGCGGCGCAGGAACTGCGCTCGATCCTGCGCGAGGATGCCGAGGTCGAGGAAATCGTGCGCCTGATCGAAGACACCGAGCGCAGGCAGGTGCTGGGCATGCTCGGGTTCACCATCCACTAGCCGACGGGGCTGGGCGGCATCCGCGCGGCCGAATACGCGCGAGTAGGAGACCGCATGACCATCGAGAATCAAGACGACATCACCGAGCGACCGGACGACGCCATCGAGGCAGATCCGGTCGAGGCCGAGCCGGCCGAAGAACCGGCGGCAGAGGGCGACGAGACGCCGGCAGAGGCCGAAGCTGATCCGGACGAGGTGCAGGTGCTGATCGGCGACGAGCAGCCGAGCGAGGCCGATCAGGAAGCCGAACGCGCGCCGGTGTGGGTTCGCGAGCTGCGCAAGTCGCACCGCGAGCTGCAGCGCAAGGTCCGCGAGTACGAGCAGCAGGCGGCAGCGCCTGCCGCCTTGGCCGTGCAAGCTTTGCCGCCGAAGCCGAAGCTCGAGGATCACGACTACGATACGGACAAGTACGAGCCTGCGCTGGAGTCGTGGTACAGGCAGCGCGACCAGGTCGAGCAGAAGAAGCGCGAAGCCGATCGGCGGGCCGAGGAGGAGCGCACGGCCTGGCAGGGCAAGCTCGACGCCTACGGCAAGGCCAAGTCCGCGCTGAAGGTGCGAGACTACGACGAGGCCGAGGGCGCTGTTATGGAGGCGCTCAACCAGACTCAGCAGGCCGTCGTCCTGCAGGGCAGCGACAATCCGGCGCTCGTGGTCTACGCGCTGGGCAAGAACCCGAAGCGGGCGAAGGACCTCGCTGCGGTCACCGATCCTGTCAAGTTCGCATTCGCAGTCGCCAAACTGGAGGCACAGTTGAAAGTACAGCCACGAGTCAAGCCGCCCGCCCCCGAGCGCGGCGTCCCGGCCGGCACCGCGCCAGTCGGCGGATCTTCCAACCAGACGCTGGAGCGGCTGCGGTCCGAGGCCGAGCGCACGGGCGATTACACCAAGGTCGTCAGCTTTCGGTCTCAGCTTAAGGCAAAGCAGAAAACCTGACCATTTGCGCAATGCCCACTCGCGGGGTATGATTCCTCGCAAGTGGGTATCGCCAGCCCTAAATGGTAGGAAATGAGCGTCCGCCCGGCTAGACAGGGTGAGTGTGTAGAAGATGCGGCGAAGAGCCGTCACCACTCATTTACCTAGGAGCCCGCCGTGGCCAACTCATTTTCCAAAGAAGAGCGCGTTGCGTTCGAAAGCCTGCTCGAAGGTTTCCAGGACGCGCTGGTGCTGTCGAGCAACGTCGCGATCTACAACACCGACCAGACCATGATGGAGCGGACGAACAACGTCATCTGGCGTCCGATGCCGTACATCGCCGTGTCCTACGCTGGCACCGACATGTCGTCGAACTTCGACGATTACACGCAGCTCGCCGTCCCTGCGACCATCGGCTTTAGCCGCTCGGTTCCGTGGGTCATGACCGCAACCGAACTGCGCGACACGCTGCAGGAAGGCCGGCTCGGCGATTCGGCGAAGCAGAAGCTGGCCTCCGACATCAACGTCGCGATCATGAACGTCGCCGCCTTGCAGGGCACGATGGTTGTGAAGCGCACCACCGCCGCTTCCGGCTTCGACGACGTGGCCGAGATCGAGGCGCGCATGAACGAAGAAGGCGTGACGGACATGGACCGCCGCCTTGCGCTCTCGACCCGCGACTACAACGGCATGGCGTCCGACCTGGCGAAGAATACCCGCTCGTTCGGCAACGACATCTCGGACAGCGCGCTGCGTCGTGCCTACGTCGGTCGGCTGGCCTCGTTCGAGACCTACAAGCTGGATTACGCCGTGCGCAAGACGGCGGCGGCCGGTGGCGCGGGTCTCACCACCTCGACGCTGACCGCAGCGGCGCAGTATTGGGTTCCGCGCGCAACGGCGGTGGCGACGACCGGCGAGACCGCGAACGTCGACAACCGCTACCAGACGCTGACCCTGTCCAGCACAACCAGCGTGGTCGCGGGCGACTCGTTCACCATCGCCAACGTGTTCGCCGTGCATCACATCACCAAGGCCTCGACCGGCGTGCTGAAGACTTTCCGCGTCATCTCGGTGCCGTCGTCCACCACGCTTGTGATCAGCCCGCCGATCATCAGCAACCAGGGCGGCAGCGACGCAGAAGCGCAGAACCAGAACTGCACGATCACCACGCAGTCGGGAACCGCGGCGATCGTGTTCCTGAACACCGTGACGGCAAACATGAACCCGTTCTGGCAGAAGGAATCGCTGGAAATCCTGCCGGGCCGGTTCGCAGTCCCGACCGATGCAGGCGCGGCGGTCATGCGCGCGGCAACCGATCAGGGCATCGAGCTGGTGATGACCAAGCAGTACGACATCAACACGATGAAGACCAAGTACCGGCTTGACACGCTGTTCGGCGTGGTCAACAAGCAGCCGGAAATGTCGGGCATCGTGATGTTCTCGCAGACCTAAGCGAGAGCAAGGCATAACCGGCCGGGGGAAGACCCTCCGGCCGGAACCTGATCAGGAGCATCGAACATGAGCAACATCGTATCTGCGAACGGACGGTCCACCATCACCGTCCCGGCTGGCGAATCCATCGCCGTCTTCACACAGGGCCAGGCGCAGGTTTCGCGCACCATCGGCTTCCCGAACTACCCGGACGTGACCACGCTGATCGGCACCGTCACCAACGGCCAAACCGTTTTCGGCTCGTTTTCCACCGGCGCGACCATCGTTGTGGAGTCGGTCTCCGCGATCCCCGTGCTGTGGGAAATCGGCGTCTCGCCGCAGGTCCAGCAGCAGCGCCTGAACGCCCAAGTTCAGGCCGCTCCGTCCAACATCACGGACGGCGCTGCGATGGCCTTCGGTTCGGCCGATATGCTGGCCGGCATCGTGACCGCAACCCCGACCACCACCCGAAGCATCCAGCTCCCGACCGGCGCGTCACTCGATATCGTGAGCGAGTTCGCGGCCAACGAAAGCATTGATTGGACGCTGATCACCCTGGCGGCGTTCGCGCTGACCATCACGGTGAACACCGGGCACACCATCGTCGGCTCTGCGGCGACGGCGGCGACCTCGGGCGCGGCCGCACGCTTCCGCACCCGGAAGACCGCGGCCGACACGTTCATCTCCTACCGCGTCGCCTAAGAGCGACGACAACGCAGCGCAGCGGGCGGAAGGTGAAAGCCTCCGCCCGCTTTTTCATGACGGAGGCAGCATGCAGATGCCCAAAGGCTTGTACGCAAACATCAACGCGAATCGCGAGCGAATCGAAAAGGGCTCGAAGGAGCGCATGCGCTCGCCTGGCGCGAAGGGTGCGCCGTCTGCCGCAGCGTTCAAGGCCTCGGCCAAGACCGCGAAGAAGGGCCGCTGATGGAGTTTCCGACCTTCCTCTACCGGTGCCCTGGCTCGCACTTCGGGCCGCCTGGGACGACCTATGGAACGCTCGATGTGGCCGGCGAGGACGCGCTGCAGGCGGCTCTTGAAGACGGGTGGCACACTTCCTTGCCGGAGGCCTGCGAGGCCTTCCTGCGCAAGCCTGAGCCGGTTCGTGAGCCGGAGCCGGCGGCAGATGCACCGCCGACGCGAGACGAGATGCTCGAGCAGGCCAATCGCATCGGTCTCAAAGTGGATCGGCGATGGAATGACGAAACACTGCTGAACGCCATCGTGGCGAAAATGAAGGAGCAGACACCATGATTTCCGGACCTTGGGCACCGCGCTACGGCGCAGGCGTGACTGCGGCTACCTCGACCAGCTCGGCCACGACGACGATCGGGCTGGGCAACAAGTGTCTGTGCCTGCAGAACCTCGACAGCACGAACACGATACATTTCCGCACGAGCGAAGGCGCGAGCACCGCAACGACTGCTGACACGATGCTGCGCCCGAATCAGGTGCTGATCGTGCAGAAGAGCCAGGACCACGACACCGTCGCATATATTGCGGCGGCCGGCACGCCGAGCCTGAGAATGGAACCGGGCGAAGCGGGCATCTAAGCCGGGAGGCATCGTGGGCTACAGCAAGCAGCAGTTCGTGACCGCAGCCTTTGAAGAGATCGGCATGGCGGCCTACGTCTTCGATCTGGCGCCGCAGGATCTGCAGTCGGCGCTCCGGCGGCTCGACGCGATGATGGCCGAGTGGAATGCAAAGGGCATCCGGCTGGCTTACCCGATCCCCGGCTCACCGCAGGATGCGAGCCTGACCGAGCCGTCCGAGGTGCCCGACAGCGCGAACGAGGCGATCATCACCAATCTGGCGATGCGCCTGTCGCCGAGCTTCGGCAAGATTCCGTCCCCGATGACGCTCGCCGTGGCAAAGACGGGCTACAACACGCTGCTGTCGCGCGCGGCCATGCCTGCCCAGCAGCAACTGCCGCGCAACATGCCTGTGGGCGCTGGCTGGAAGACGTGGCGCTCGTATGGCGACCCGTACATGCCTGTTCCCGTCGACCCCGTGCAGGCCGGTCCTGACGGCAATCTGGAGCTTTACTGATGCCCACGATCAATCAGCTTTCTTCCATCTCGCAACTGTCGAGCGGCGACCAGATTGCGGTCTACAGCACCTCGAACGGTGATGCGCGGCGCTCGAGCATCAGCACGCTGCTGGCCTTTTTCCAGCAGCAGTTCGCATCGCCGACCATGTCGACCAACGTCTATGTGCCGACGACGGGCTTTAGCCTGGCCGTGCCGACGCCGGTCGCCGAGCAGCAGTGGATGCTGCTGCAGCCGGTCTCGACGCTGGCCACCGGCACGATCACGCTGCCGCTGAACACGACGACCGCTGACGGCACCGAGGTGCTGATCACGACCACGCAGGACATCACCGCGCTGACCATCTCGCTCAACGGTGCAACTGCCGTATTCGGCTCGCCGGCCACGTTGCAGGGCGGCGCGGCGGTGCGGCTGCGCTTCTACTCGGCAACGAACTCGTGGTATGCGATCACGACCGACTCGGCACCCTATAGCGCGCTGGTTCAAGCGTTCCTGGCATCGCCGACCAGCGCGAACCTTGCCGCTGCGGTGACCGGCGAGACCGGCACCGGTGCGCTTGTGTTCGCCACCTCGCCCGCGCTGGTGACGCCCGACGTCGGCGCGGCCACCGGCGCGAGCCTGACCACGACCGGCTCGCTACTGGTGAGCGGCACCGGCAAGCAGGGATACGCCACCGGATCGGGCGGCGTGGTCACGCAGGGCAGCGGCTCGGGCAAGGCGACTGCCGTGACCCTGAGCAAGTCGAACGGCTCGATCACGATGGACGGGGCGCTG